CCGGGAAGCGGAAAGCCACGCTGACGGTGTACTACCAGACGGCGTGGGAGGCGCTGCGGGACATGGCGACGGCGTGCGCGGTGCGGGTCGTGCCCTATTACGATTTCAGCGGCGGAGCCATCACTGCCCGCTGCATTGACCTACAGGAGATGGAGCCCATCTTCCGGGGCCGTATATTCGACAGCGCCACCGACGCGGGGAGCGTGTATCTGACCCGGACGGGGAGCCCCTGCACGGTGGCCTACGGCGTGGGTAAGGCCACCGGCGAAGGAAACGACCCGTCCCGGCTGACCATTGCGGGCGTGACGTGGAGCAAGGCGGGCGGAGATCCGGCGGACAAACCCTCCGGCCAGACGTGGATCGCCGACGAGGCCGCGCTGGCCAAGTACGGGCGGAAAGAAATGGTCTTCAGCGACCAACAGATCACCGACGCGGCGGAGCTGCTGGATAAGACATGGGAGGCACTGGAAGCCCAGCGGGAACCCATCATCGGCGGGACGGCCACCGTCCAAGATATGGAGATGCTGCCCGGCCAGAGCCACCGAAAGATCCGGCTCTACGATCTGGTGGCGGTCATCACCCGACAGGGGGAGACCTTTACCAGCCAAGTGGTGGACATCGAGCGCGACTACGTGCGCCCGGAGGAGACCAAGATCAAGCTGGGCGCGGAGAAGGACGAGTGGAAAAAGAGCCTGACAAAACAGATCGCCAGCATCAAGAGCGACCTTGCCAAGGCCCGGGGAGGCGCTGGCCGGGCCGGGAACAGCGCCGAGAAGAATAAGGAGCTGATCGTGGAGAACATGGACTTGATCCGCCTCCACACCATCGCCATAAACGAGCAGGCCAACAAGATCAGCGAGACGGAGATCAAGCTAGAAAAGGCCACGGTGCGGATCACGGCCAATGAAAAGATACTAGCCAGCCAAGGCGACCGCCTGAGCAGCACGGAGATCCTGCTCAACGGCTCGGATACCACCATCGGCCTTGTGGCCAAGGTGGAAACAAACAGCGAGGCGATCTCGTCCGCCAACATCCGCATAGACGGTCAGGCCGCCGAGATCCAGTTGAAGGTCAACAAAAACGGCGTGATATCCTCCATCAACCAGACCAGCGAGAGTATCACCATCAGCGCCAACAGGGTCAACCTAAAGGGATATGTGACGGCCAGCGACCTGAGCGCGGAAGTGGCCAACATCAACAAGTTTTTCGCGGGGACGGCTCAAGCCCAGCGGATGGACATCAACAGCCTGACGACACAGTTTTTTCAGGCGACCAACGTGTCACTTATCAACAATGACTGTAAATGGAAAACAAAGACCTTTGTGACCGGCGTATCGTTCCCCCGCTACGTGGAGGGAACGATCTACTACAAAGACCAGAACGGGAGCAATGCCCACATGACCGTACTCACGCCCAAAAAGAACTCCAACGGGAGCGTGTCATCCAAAGAAGTTGTGTATCTAGGGAGGGCTATCGACGACTGATGAAAGAGATCATTGAGAACGTCATCCAAGCGCTGAACAAGGTGGACACCCACGGGGAAAACAGTCTCAACTACCTGCTGGCCAGCATCCAGACATTGCGGGAGCTGCTGAAAACCATAACGGAGGCGAGCCGAAATGAAAATCAAGACGAGTAAGGGACACGAATATGAAGCGGCCTATCTGGGCGGGCCGACACAGCTCGGAGACCTTGTGATGCTCCAATACGCGGACGGGCGGCGGCTGCCGGAGATCGCCGCGGAGTTTGACGGGCTGGACTGGCTGGAGCGGATCGACGAGGATCAGGGCGACAAGCACTTCGCGGGCTACTCCCGACTAAACGGGATCAGCCGAAACGGCGGAAACGTGCTGGTCGAGCTGGCGAAGGAGGGATGACCATGGCGGAGAGCGTTGCGCGGGTAGCGCGGTATGAGATCGAACTGAACGATCCGCTGGTCAACCTCAACGTGCCGGGGCTGCTCGTCCAGAACGACAAGCTGGCGGACACGGTGGTGCTGGCCGTCACCAAGGGCGGACAGGCTGCGACCCTGACCGGGGCGACGGCCTTCGGCGAGTTCGAGCGCCCTGTGGACGGGGCAAAGATCCGCTGCGCCGGGACGGTCAGCGGCGGGACGATCACCATCCCCCTGCTGGATCAGTGCTACAAGTACGCTGGGAGCTTCGTCCTCATCATCCGCTGTAACGACGGGAGCCGGGAGCGGAGCCTGATGCGGCTGTCCGGCTATGTGGAGCGGGGCGGCGACGGCGTTATCATCGACCCCAGCGGCTCCATCCCCAGCTACGGCGATCTGGAACAGGCCATTGCCAACTGTAACGCCGCGGCGGCTGCGGCCACGGCGGCGAAAAATGAACTCCTACAGGCCAAGGCGGACGGCGAGTTCACCGGCCCTCAAGGGCCTCAAGGCCCCACCGGCCCACAGGGAGCGACCGGCCCACAGGGAGCGACGGGCGCGACCCCTAACCTCACCATGGGGACGGTGACCACCGGCGCGCCGGGGACACAGGCCAGCGCCAGCTTTACCGGGACGGCGGAGGAGCCGGTGCTGAATCTGGTGATTCCACGGGGCGCGGACGGAAGCGGTAGCGTCAGCACGGTAGACGGCGTTCAGCCCGCCAGCGGGGACGTACCGCTGGGGGCGGTGCGCTACAGCGAGGCCCAAAGCCTGACGGACGGCCAACAGACACAGGCGCGGGGAAACATCGGCGCGGCCAAGGACGCGCCCATGACCGGCGCTGCGGCGGACGCTGCGGGCGCTGCCGGTCTGGTGCCCGCCCCCGCCGCCGGGGACGAAAAGAAAGCCCTGCTGGGCGACGGAACGTGGGGAAACGTGGCCTCCACGGGCGTACACGTGGGCGACACCGCGCCGACGGATGAGGATGCCAACGTGTGGATAGACCCCAGCGAGACCGTCAGCGGCTACAGAGCCGCCGCGCGGAACCTGCTGGACAACAGCGACTTCACAGACACGGTAAACCAGCGGCGAGGGACAAGCGGTACCATTACGGCGTGGACGTATTTCATCGACCGATGGCAAGCGACGGACGCTGCTTTGACCTATTCCATCAGCGCAGATGGTCTGCATCTCACTGCCGGGGAGGCGTGGATGGCCCAGAACGTTCAATCGAGCGAGACCAAGGCGGGGACAACATACACCTTCGCCGTCGGCTTGAGCGATGGGACATTTACACTCTGCACGGGTGCTCTTCCTGCCGGGGAAACGTCGTGGACGGAATTTGCCGGGGAAAACGACGACAACTGCTACGTCCGCATGGCCAAGATCACAGGGGCGGTCATAAGCTGCTCGTTCAAGCCAAAAAAGGCGGTCGTTGCGACATGGGCCGCCCTGTACGAGGGAACCCACACCGCCGACACCATGCCGCCGTATGTGCCCAAGGGGTACGCGGCGGAACTGGCGGAGTGCCAGAGGTACTTTGTCGCGGTAAGTTATAACAATACGATGTTAAGCGGTAATACGGGTGATGCATCCGGCGTAGGGGCACGTATCTATTTGCCGATGGGTACAAGGATGCGCATCAATCCGACGGTATCCGCGTTTGTGGTTAATGCATCCTATTATGGAGGCGCGAAAAACAACCTGACCTTCACGCCGTCCAACGTTGAGACCACCTACACGGGCCTTTGCCTGTATGGTAATCTTTCCGGCGCTGTTTCAGCGTCGCCGACCTATGTAGACGCTGTTTACCAGATACGCAATGCTGATTTAGCGATCTCCGCCGACCTGTAAAGGAGGAACCAATGGAACATCAAACCTACGCCGTGCTGGTGCGTACGGACGAACAGAACCGCATTATCGAGATCAACAGCAGCGCCTTTGTGGCCGACGCTGTAGGATGGGTACAGATCGACGAGGGCGACGGCGACCGCTATCACCACGCCCAAGGGAACTACCTGCCCATGACCCTGACGGACGACCGGGGCGTATACCGCTACAAGCTGGCGGACGGCCACGCGGTGGAGCGTACTCAGGAGGAGATGGACGGGGACTACACCCCGCCCGAAGAAACGCCCACGTTGGAGAGCCGCGTGGGCGGGCTTGAAACCGAGGTCGCGGCCCTCAAGACCGGCCTTGCGGCGGATAACGCCGACATGACGGCGGCGCTTAATCTGCTGGGTGTGGAAAGATCGGAGGTATGACCATGGCGACACTCAAATACAAGGATCCGACCACCGGCCAATGGACGGCCCTCAAGACCATGCCGGAGGCCGGAGCCGTGCGGTACGACACCGCACAAGCACTGGCTGCGGGCCAACAGGCTCAAGCCCGCGCCAACGTCGGCGCGGCGGGGAAGACGGCGGAACATACCGCCACCCTGACGGCGGCGGGATGGACGGGCGACAGCGCCCCCTACACCCAGACCGTGACCGTGACGGGGCTGGCGGCGGACGCTCACCTGATCGTGGGCCTAGCGCCGACGGTAACGGCGGAAGAGATGGAAGCGGCTGCCGCCGCCATGCTGCTGGCCACGGCTCAGGCGGCGGGAAGTATCACCGTCAGCGCCTTTGGCGACAAACCGGAGGCGGCGCTGCCGATCCTCATCATGGAGGTGGGATGACATGAGCATTATCAGTTACTTTCCCGGCGGGAGCGCCGTAGGCGGAACAGGAATGCCGGAGTACACATACACAGGTAACGCCTCCTTGATCGACGACGGAAACGGGAACTGGCGGATCAAGCTGCTTACCAGCGGGACGCTGACCTTTACCAAGCTGGGGAATGCCAAGGGCGGAGTAGATGTATTCTGCGTCGGCGGCGGAGCTTCCGGCGGCGGCGTTGGCTTCGGCGGGGGCGGAGGTTACACGGCGACAGAGACAAAGACCGTCTCCAAGGGCGTGGCCTACCCGGTCGTGATCGGCGCGGGAGGCGCTGGCGTGGCCGGGAACGCCAGCGTAAAGGGAAACGACGGTGGGACAACGTCCGCGCTGGGCGTATCCGCTAATGGCGGACAAGGCGGGAAATCGTGGAGCCAACAGGGAGCCGGTGAAGGGAGCGGAGGCGCCTCCGGCGGCGGAGCCACCGGCGGTAAAGCCGGACAAAGAAACGTGGCGGGCGGCGCTGGCGGCGCGGACGGTGCCGACGGCGGAGCCTCCCAGTACTGGTCTGGCGGAGCCGGACAGGGGACGACGACGCGGGAATTCGGCGAGTCCACAGGCGACTTGTACGCGGGCGGCGGCGGCGGATGGGGCTCGACCGTCGGAGCCGGTGG